TTGCCAAGATGCAACGTGAGCATCTGCAGCAACATGGCAGGCCGATGTCAACAGCAGAATGCGCTGAGCGAATGGAGATGAGTCAGCACGAGCTGCAATCGCACATTATGCGAAACGTACCGCATAGCAGCCTAGATCAACTGATCAGGGATGATGGCTCGCCATTGGTTGACATGATCGTTGACGATCATCAGCCTTACGACGATTCGCTATCTATGGAATATACCGAGCAACTAGAACTGGCGCTATCATTCCTTGCTGACCGAGATCGCGATATTGTCGCCAGCTACCACGGATTAGGAGCGCCGAAAAAGACGCAAGGCAAGATTGCTGAAGAGCTTGGTATAACGCGCAGCGCGGTTGGCCAGATCCATGACCGATCGATGCGGCGGCTTCGTTTGATGCTCACCGAGAAACGCTGATGTTTCAAGCTCTGCAATACGTCCTGTCGCCTGCTGAAGTAACCGGTTGTAATAGGCGTTCTGTTTGATCAAGGATGCGCACAACGATCGCACATCTCTATCATCTGGATGCATCAATGCACTACGCGATTGCGATTCGATGTGCAGTTCTTCTTCAATGGTCCATTTGACCATCATCCAGTCACCCCATGTCATGGTGTCATATCTTCAGTCCATGCTTCAATCTTAGATTGCCGCTCATCAGTCCATGATGATTGCAGCTTGAACCATTGCCGCCAGTGCTCGCTGCCTTTGCTACGGTTGCATTCGCGGCAAGCTGGCACAAGGTTATTCACGACGGTGTTGCCACCTTTGTGGCGTGGCTTGACGTGATCTAGCGTGTCGGCAGCGGCATCGCAATAGGCGCAGCAGTGCTGCCATGCTTCGAAGATTTGCTGCCTGAATCGTTGCTTTGCGGAGCGCTTGGGAACGAGAGATGTGCCATCAATCTGATGATCCACGCAACTCAGGGATGGGTAGGACGTTGACCGAGAGGCCCAGGATGTGATCGTTGGATGGTGCCAATTCTGTTAGGCGAGAAACGAAATCATCGCTAACAGTTTCGGGATCGTCGTCTTCGCTTTCGACGACGATTGTGTACTCGATCTCAAGGACGTACTGCCTCATACGGTGGGGGTGCAGGTGATTTCAACGCCCCCGCGATGGCGTGGACGCAGTGTAAGCCAGATTCCGCCGAGTGACTTTGGCATGACTATGCGCTCCACGGCCCAGCCGCCGGTGCCACCGAACTCCTGCTTGTATGTGCCGCACTGGACGTGCCAGCGCTGCTCCACCCAGGCGCGGCCGTTTTGATCGACGCGATAACAGGAGTGTGCGACAACACTGCGCTCATGGTTGTGGCCATTGACCAAGACATCAGCGTCTGGAGCGATTGAGGCATAACGGCCACCGCCCATAGTGCCTTTGGTGATGATGCCGCCCCAGGCGCCGTGATGGAAGAACAACATGCAGCGCCTGGTCTTGCTGTTGCCGTCCTGCGTAAAGCTGAACCTAATCCAGCCTTGATAGCCCATGTGTTCGATGTTGCTGCCGTTGTTGCGCATCAGCCGCACAACATTCTCTAATGGGTCGATTTCCTGATTATTGCTTACGGCAGTTTCATGATTGCCATCGCCTGCCATAAGGATGATGTCTTGCCACGGCTTGAAGAACTCCGCGGCCTCACTAAATACGAGGTCAAAATAATTACCGCCTAGGTGTTCTGGGCGGATGTCGCCCTTACTTGCTCTGCGGTCCTTCTTGCCTTGCATTAAGCAGAGCACATCTCCGAACATTAGAACGTGGCCATTCTGCGCTCGGCACTCATCGAGGTGCTTGGCCAGCAGCTTGCGGTCAGACTTTGGGTTATCTAAGTGGATGTCACTAAGTAGCAGGAATGTCGCTGTTTCGCTAAAGGTTGTGTAGGGGATGCGCAGCTCTAGAAGCTCCGGTGTCTTGCGTATAGATGTGATGTTCACAAGATTGGGCTCCATGTGTACTTAGCCTAAGGGGCGTGGCTTACAAGCATGGCCCAGCCGGTGCCGGGGCCATCAACCTCCCAGCGGCGCAACCAGTTTTTACGGCTGTAGGCGATTCCGGCACCTTTGGTGTGGTTGAGGTAGCCGCCGTTCACCATGTCGGCCTCGCCATTCGGATCATTGTGGATGTAGGCGCCGCTGGTTGCGCCGATGATCACGCTCCAGTGGCCACCGCCGATAGGTGCGCCGACAGGCCCCTTATGCAGCCAGCCCACCATCACGGGGCGCCCGGCTTCGAGTTCGGTTTCGATCACGGCAGGGGTGCAATTGGTGCGCAGCCGTGCTGTTAGCGCCAAGGATTGCAGCGCCTTGATCTGCGCTTGCGCGTTGGTGGTGTCGCCGTACTTGACGCGGATCTTGTTGTAGGCATCGTCGCTGGTGACCTTGCCGTAGAAGCGGGCCACCATGGCAGCGCTGCTGCTGAAGCATTCGCGGTAGCCGGTGCCTGAGCGGTTGTCGTTCTGCGCCTCATACGGCACACGCAAGAGGATCCCCTGCTGTTGCAGTTGCGGTGCGCCCTTTTGCCAGAGTGCGCCTTCGGCCTTACGTCGGCGCAGCAGGCCAGCCTCAACGGCACTGCCAGGGTTGCGGTAGAGCAGCATGGCTGCTGGCACCGATGGCCAGTCCTTGTCGCGCAACGCTGCGCTGATGGTGTCAAACCCAGCGCTGCCGTAGAACCCAGTACCGAGGTTGTAGGCAAAGCTGATCAACGCGCAGCGCTGCGGATCGCCCATGCTTGCCCAGTGCGGGATCGTGCGAAGGCGGTCTGCGATGCGGTCCACCTCAAGGCGGAGCAGCATGTCAGCTTCGATGACGTTGATCTTGTCGCCGCGCTGTACGGCGCTGCCATCCGGGAATCGAGTGGTGCCGTAACCGATTGTCCACGGATCGCCGCCGCTCAGCGGATCAGGGTAGGCGCTGAGGTGGCAGCCTTCAAACTCCTTGATGATCTGGATCGCATCAGCCAGGTCGGTCTGCTTGCCGGGGACGCTCCAGGTCTTGAACCATGGTTGATCGCGACTCAGAAGGCGCGGACCGATTGCAGCTTCCAGCTCGCTGATCGCCGCCAGCTGGTGCGGCAGTCCCTTGAAGTACCGAAACAGGTCAATCAGCCGCAGTGGTTGCGTCATGGCCTTTGTAGGTGCTGCGGTGCTGGTTGCCGGTAGCTAAATGCGCTCTTGATCTCGGACCAGATAACAGGGCTCAGCATGGCGGCGACGACGGCCAAGATAACTACCTGCGCCATGCGCGTCTCCAATCGGCCAACGCGGACGCCCAATCCGCTTCGCTCGGTCTTGTCGGAGATGGCAGCATCCAGCAGCTGCTTCAGCTGGCCTTCCAGCACGCCGATGGCGCGAAGGATCTCGCCGTGCGTTGGCTCAGTCACCGCTTGCGGGATGCAATGCCACGCAATGCGCCGAGGATCAGCTGGGTCCAGCTGTTAGCGCGAACGCCAGGCACGATTGCCAGCAGTTCAGAGCCAGCCAGCAGCGCTACGGCAATGCTGGTGATGTCTTCTGGTGTGGGCGCCATGACCGCAACAAATCGCTTCCCTAGGTTAGCTACTTGGCGCCCTGACGCTGATCAGGCTGATGGAGACATTGATGTAGCCAGCAGATAGGTGGTCTTCCTGCGGCTGCATGGCATAGCACCATAGCGTGGTCGCTGGCACAAGGTCGGTAAAGCTGGTGTGACCAGCCCATGCTTCAGGGCTGAGCGGGAAGCTTAAGTAACCGCCCTGCTGCGCGCGGTAGTGATCACGCAGCAGCTTGGCCTGCGCTTCTGTCAATGCGTTAAAGCCAAGCGCAAGGGTATGGCTGAATGAAGTGGTGCCATGCCTGAATCGCACGGCGCCACCAACAAAGCCAGATTCCTCAGAGACTGGGTAAGTCCCAAAGGAATACGCGCGTGTCTTGGGTTCAAGCGCTGGGAATGTAGCCATCAGTTCTGCAGCGTGATGACGCTGGCGCCCACCGTAAATGTGCCGGATGCTGAGGCAACGTCACTGCCGAAATCGTTGTAGGCCACCAGTTCATCAGCGGATGATGCACCACCGCGCGACTTGTAGATTACGGCACCTCTGGCGGTGATGGTGCTACTCGCCCAGCTCACAGCAGCAAAGCTGAGGGTGACGCGATCGTTGGTGGTGTCTTTGGTGACGGTGCAGGCGCTGGTTACGCCACCTGCTGTGTAGCCAGTGCCGCTGACTTCGTTGGTGACGTCATTGCGTTTGTCGTGCGTGTCCTTGTCGGGCGTGTAGCTGCTAGTGACCAGCATCACCTTGAAGGTGTCAGTGTCGAAGTCGATGGCACCACGGGCCATGTCATCAACGGCTGAGTTGTAGATCAGGCTGGCCATAGTTAATGCTCAGGTGGTTTCATTCTGCCGAGGTGGCAGGCGGCTGCGGCCATGTGATGTCGAACGGGTTAGCGACATCAGCCAGGTCGCGCAGTGCTTGGCGGTAGGTGGCCCATGCGTCACGATCGGCGCCGAGGTCGTAGTCGGCAATCTGCGTCCAGTCGCTGGCCTTGAGCAGCTCGATGCGCTGATTGCGGACCTTGGCGTGCTGCGTTTGCAGCTCGTTGAAGCTGTAGGGGCGCACGACGAAGGCGCTGCCGTCCCAGTCGATTGTCTCCAGCTTCGGGTTGCATTCGGGGCGCTGGTAGGGGCCGCTGTACCCGGCACGCTCCAGCTCGTCAGGCGTGAAGGTGCTGCTGTCGGTGCGGGTGCTGCCGTCCGCAAAGCGGATCCGGTGCGGCAGGGGTGCTGGGGTGGTGGCGTTGTGGGAGTAGAGGGTCATGCGTAAGGTTCTGATGATGGCGTGAAAGTCGAGGTATAAACAGCAACTCCGTTGACCATTTGCGTTACATCCAGCAAGCCTAGATAAGGTGTTCCTGTAAACCACTCATTCACTACAGGGACGCCGGTGATAGTGGCGCTGTATGTAGTTGATGCGCGAAGTGCTCCATTGAGCCACATACGCAGGTCGGTGCCTTCGCGGGTTAGCGCAACATGATTCCACTGATTAAGAGTGATA